CTTTTTTCATTGGCTCAGTCTTATTACCATCTTTGTCTAGATCGATGTAATCAGGTTTAGCCTTTGTTTCAGCCGCTTTCTGATATGACTCTTTGAAACTGTCATACTGGGCTCTTAGACTGTTGGCAAGATCTTGTTCTGTGATCTTGTCTTCTGCCGCCATGTGATTGTCTCCAGGGTATTCTTTTCTGTATTGAATTTTTTGTCTGTTCAAACCACCCGAATGTTTGTTTACCAAACTGTCAACATCTTGCACTTTTTCTTCTGGTTCGTTTGCAAATGTTTCATCTGCTTTCTCTTGATCCGGAGCAGTAATCATGTCTCTCATTTTTGCCATGTCCATAGACCCCATTGCATCGTCTTGGTCCATGTCATGCTTTGGTTCATCTGCACCAATCATCTTTGCATCAACAGGTTGTACCCCTGCCATCTTTAAAAGTTGCATCATCATAGACGCTTCTTGTGGAGTGTCTGCTGAGATTTGGATATCTTCTTTTACAGTTTCTTTCTTCATCATTTTACCCTCTCCTGCGGCGATGCCATCTTCGTCGTCTTCTTCACCGTTGATTGCGTTGTAAAAACCTCTTAGGCTTTCACCATGTTTCTTTAAAAATTCTTCTCTAGAAAGTTTCTCTGCTTCACTGTGTAGGTAATCTTTCATTCCGCCTTCGTCNATTTTCGGATTCGTTTTCTCAACGTTCTCAACTGCATCTTTCACCAACTCAGGTTTTGATTCTGCTATCTCTTTTAACTTTTGTAATACATCGATCATTTCCATGGCTTATTCCCTTCCAGGACCTGTGTGTATTGGTGATCCTGCTGTTTTGTCATCTTCGTTTGGCATTATGCCTTTTGTTTCATTGTCTGAACCTTTTTCAACTTCGTATTGGCTTTCTCTGTCTTTAAGTAATTCTTTCAAAAGGCTCATGTTGTACGTGTCACCTGTGTGTTCGTCTGAGTTGACTTTAGGTGCATCTTTCATTTCAATGTCTAGTAATTTTGTTGCGTATTCAGAAGTTTTAGTTGCCTCCATGTCGGCTTGATATTCTTCTGTCGGTTCGCCTGGCTTTCTAACAACTATGTGTGTCGCTGGTATCCTTAAAATGTCTGAAAGGTATTCATGCATAGTTCTAGGCGCCTCTGGATAGTTTGTTGTAATGTCAAAGATAGTTACTTGTTCGTTTTTTAGGTAAGGAAAATCAAGTGGTAAACTTTGAATTGGAGTGCTTTTACCTGCTGACATACTAGCAAGATCAAATTTTTGTAATGCTGTTTCTAAAGCATTTTTATCAATATCTTTAGGTGCCCCAGCGATCTTAATTTTATAGTCATACGACTTAGTAGATTCTGTTAGATAGTCTTTAAACGTGCTCATATGCAATATTTAGTCTTTTTTAAGTAGTTTCTTCATTAATTCGTTACGGTCAGATATCACATATCCGTCGCTTTCTTCTATAGGAGCACCGTCTTTGTTACCCTGATCTAACTTCTGCTTTTTAAGTTGTAATTCGATCATTTTGAGTTTTTTGTCAATTTTGCCACTTTTTGCATCTATGGCATTTCTTAAGAAATTGCCCGCAACTTCGAATATCCTACCGGAGTATCTTGAATCAACGTTCATGCCCAAATCCATTAGATTCTTGTAACTTTCCTCTGCCTCAACGGCCAGTTTGTCTAGTTCAAGATCTGACAGTTCTCCTAGGCCTTTTACTTGTGGTAGTGCCGCCGCTACCTTGTCAAATTCTGCATAACTTTTTTGCAAGTTTTTTTGTGTTTGTGGATCTAGATTTTTTGTTGATGGATTTCCGTTACTTTCTTTAATTTTTCTATCTTTTTCTTTTTTATCTACCTCTTTGAATGCCTCTTTGACATTTGGTAAATTAAGAATATCTTCTAATTTTTTTGTCATCGTGTTATTTACTTACGTTTTCCGTTGTGGAACAACTGTTCTTCTGATACAACTCTGAATCGTATCTTTCTCTGCTTGGCATATGCATTCGCGGCTTCCCACTTGGCCATGTTTATGACAACCTGTTTTTTCTTAGCCATGCTCTTACCTGCATACTCCATCGATGCCTGGCTCATTGGCTTCACTTCCACCATCTCTGCATGTTTCTTGCCTTGCTTGTCTTGGTACACTATGAAGAAGTCTGGAACATACACTGTGTATTTTCCTGTGAAAGGATGCCTGTATGGAATTTTTATAGATTCGCTCGCCCATTGATACACGTTCGGATGTTCATCACACAACCTCATGAAGGAGTGTTCCCAACTAGATCTGTAAGTTGGAGTTTTCGTCCCTACGTATTTCTCTTGATTTTTTGGAGAGAATTTGCCTCTTGCAAATCTTGGTAACATTAGTCTATGATATTTCTAGATACCGTGTCTTTAGTATTGAGTGTTTGCCTAACACCTAGCCTACTCGACTTGTATCTGTTAGCGTTCAATATTATCGTTATAAGTTCTGAAAGCAAGGCCTCTGATGCATAGCCTAACTGGTCTAAAATCTGCTGTGGTTTAATGTTGTCAATCTTCGCCTGTGCCAAGATTGCATATGCTGTTGACTCAGCGGCATCTCTTGAAAAGTTCCTTTTGACAAAGAATGCCACCGTGCTATCGTACTCACCTACATTGAATGAATAGTCTTCTTCGTACGCTGTCGTGGTCAATTTCTCTATAGTTTTCTCTAGTTCGTTTTGATCTTTAGCAGGTAGGTTTGTAAAAAATTCAGCCATTATAATGATGCCTTCTCGGTTGCAATCTCAACATCTAGACTTACTCTTTCTATCTTGATGTATCCTTCTGTGACTAGTTTTCTAATGTCAGTGATTGCCTTGCTTGTGTACACAGTTTTGACATTGTCTGATGATGCCTCGTACTCAACGTCCGACTCTGCCACTGTGAGATTTTTCCGGGATCCTATGTCCTTGTAGTATATGCCCGCGGCAATCTCGTCTCTGACATTGCTGTCGTTGTTGACCAAGTGAAAGGCTTCGTCTGGTCCGAGGAAATTAGTTGTGTCTATTGGAGGATTGGTGATTACTGTGTTGTTGCTTTGGTTTGTGTTATCAACTGTGCCAATGGCACTGGCCACTGTGGCCGCACCAATCACCGCCGCACCAACTGTGAACTGGGCGATAGGATTAGTTATTGAACCGGCCTGCTTGCCTACATTCAATACTCCTTCTTTTGCAATGCCTTTCAATTCTTCTTTCACGTCTCTCTTTTTAATTTTCTTGGCGTTGTTGTATGTGTTAGATGCAGATAAAATTGCACCCAGTATGTTTCCTGATTGTACGTTTCTGATCACAGATCCAACACCATCGACTACACCACCAGGACCAAAAATGCTGTTGGTGCCGCCTCCTAAAACAGTAAGTGGGCTAGGTGAATTGTCATAGTGAATTGTTGCGAATCCAGGTATGTTGTTTCTGTTTATTATACCTGACTTATAGATCACCGTCTCGTACAAGATTTGCATGGTGTTATTCAACACACCAGCGCCATCTGCCTGATCGAGATTGTCATGTGAGAACGAACCTATCACCGGATTGACTAAAGTCATTGATGTAAATCTTTGTTTGTGTAATACAAAAATTTCTATGCCTTTCAAGTACGGTTTTTGCCTTTGTCTAGGAGTGTCCATACCAAATTTAGTAGTGGGCCTCTTATCCGATCCATAAAGGTAGTAATCGTCCTTTGTGTTTGAAATTGTCAAGTCGTTGTTCATGCCTATGGAATCTGCTATGTTGTATTCGTAGTATTTCTTCCAAAATGCGTTCACTGTGTCAGCGTGATCATCATGGAACGTGATGTTTACTGGCTCATATGCGATCCTTGTTGCGGCATACATCTTCTTGTTGTATTGTATTTTTTCCTCATAACTCATGTCATACTTTGGAAGGTCACACGACTTGACCAGCATGTTGAGTTCGAGCCTTTCATTAGGACTAAACTTATCGACAAATAATGTTTCGTCCGTGTTAAACACAACATGGAACAGGAATTTCTGTTTCGGCATCAATTTGAAATTGTCGTCTATGTACAATCGTGATGCGTGTCGGTAGTCTTTCATGCCAGGAAGTCCGTCCTGGAAACCTTTTAAGAAGTTGTTTATGCTTGGCATACTGTTATTTATAGTCACAAAAAAAGCGCCATATAAAGGCGCTTTTGATGTTTATAATTGCTAACTTAATTTTTATTGTCCACCACCAGTACTTAAAGTACCAATAGTTCTTGCAACTGCTGTACCAATTCCTGTTCCTGTAGGAGTTTGGATTGCGTTGTCGTATCTAACTGACATTGTAATTGTTGCTGGGTCTGATGTAGCGTATGCTAATGTGTTGTAGTTAACGTTCTCAATGTACGCACCGTATAACTCGAATGTTTCTAACACATTTGGTGTACTTGCTCCATTTCCACCGTCTAACATTTCAATTCTAGTTGTGAATTTGTAGTCAATACCTGATGCCGCACTTGACTGTTCAAAGAAATCAAACTGTTTCTGGATCTGTTCGCCAACCAATTTGGTAACTGAGTTGTTAACATCATCTCTTAGCGTGATTGTTATTGGATCCCAAGTATGTTTACCTGCAACATAAACTTTTGAGTTGTACACATCTAGTGTCACGTTATCAAAAGTCAAGTTAGGTCTTGTAATGTCTACTACTTGTTTTGTTAGTTCTGATCTTGGTGTTGATACTCCAAAATTTTCCAGGATCGCTCTAAAACGATACTGTAGTTTTGGCATCAATAAACCTTGTGATGCCGAACTCTGATCGTTTGCTAAAGGTACTGTAAATTTTGATAAAGTTGATATTGCCATCTGTTTCTCCTATTTATTCCAAAATTAGTTCCCTAATTGTGCAATTTCTCCTGTGTTTTTGATTCTTAATGGTATGTAAATGAATTCAACTGATTTAACTGGCTCAATTGCAATATCCACATACAATTCGTTTCTGTCAATCCTTGTAGGTGTATTGTTTGTGTCATCACAAACTACTAGGAAGTCGAACAACGCTCTTTGACCAACAAGTTCTAACAAGAATGACTCAACTGCTTGTTTGATCTCATTTCTTGTAAGTTCATCATTTGGTTCAAAAATGAACGGTTTAGCAATGGCATCTAATTGTGTTCTTAGATACACTGCCAATCTTGAAACATTTATTCTATCCAACGCGGAACTTGCCGAAGTTTTGGTTAAGTTACCAAAGTTTACGATACCTGCTCCTGAGAAGAATGTTATTGGGTTTACTTGTACTTCATGCATTGAATCTCTAACCGCTTCAGTTACAGATATTGTTTCGAACTCACCAGTGCTTGTATCAATGTAACCAACTGATGTCGCATTGTCAACAACACCTCTTCTTGTTCCTGATGGTGCAAACCATGGGAAAGCGATGTTATCGTTGTTTGCTAAAGTTCTCATCATCATGTGTGATGGTGGAACAACAATAGTTTTTCCTGCGTTGTCTGTCGTTTGTCCTGAAGGGTAAAACACTCCTAGGTAATCACTTGAACTTACAAGACCGTCTTCACCGTTGTCACTTGCTCCTGCTGAGTTGTTTGCCCAGTTTTGTATGCTAGTTGATGTGCCTTCTAATCTGAAAGGTGTGTCACCTACAACAAATGCAGTGTTGTTTCTGTCTGTGTTCAAGTTGATCATGTTTTGTATCAGTTCAGGGTAACCAGGTACAGCAATCACGTTGTAACCTCTTTGGTCTTCTCTGATTGCTTGGTTAGTGTCTATTTCTGATTTTAACTGTTCAACGATCACTTTTCTCTGTGCTTTTCTTCCAAAAGATCCAGAGCCGTCTGCATTGTTACTTGATTTAGTAACCCATCTGTCTGGATAGTAACCAGAAACAAGTTCATTAGATTGTCTAATGTTACCTAAACCAGTTGATCCACTTCCTGGATATTTTGTAGATGTGATGTGATTGTTTTTGTATTCTTTTACGTTGTAACCAGATCTCCTTGTGTTCCAAAGCAATATACCCTGTGGGTAGTTTGCTGGATCTGGAGCATCTGGGTCTAAGAAACCATCACTCAACAAGTCTTTGATGCTACTCATTGGACCAGCAGTACCTTCTTCTTTTTGGTCTAACCTGTCCGTTGTAGTTTGCATCCTTGCGTCTGCGAATACAATACCATCCTCTGTAGTTTGGTCTGTCTTGTCAACAAGTTCCCAAGCCGCACCCGATGTTGTAACTGCAACCTGGTTCGCTGTGTTTGTAGAACTTAAAGTCGCCGCAGTGTTGTATTTGTAAAGTTTTGGATAATTCTCAAGATCACTTGTGTCAATCCATAAGTCGTTTGTTACAAGTGCTGTACCATCTGACTGTGTAGTTGGTGCTGTTGCACTGAACTGTGGACCATTTGGATCGGTAGTTGAGTATGCTGTAGCATATCCAACCCAAGTTGTACCATTGTGTGCCAGAATGTCTGCTTCGTCGGTTGCAGTAGCATACCATAAAGTACCATCTGCTGGCTCGCTTGTTGGAGCATTTAGTGAAGCAGTGTAACTCAATCTCTTGAAGTTCGAAGCCACGACAGCATTGTTGGCTGATGAGTCTAATGATTCTCCTGTCGGGGCGTCATATAAATTATCAATCAATGTTGTGCTGTTTGCTGTGTATGATCCATAACTGTGTGCAGTTGTTGTGCTGAAACCTGCATCTGCTAATGGAGTACCTGATGTGTCCACCATTCTGAACTCACCACCCAGTTTGTGTTTAATGCTGATTGCACCTTTGAATTCACCTGAACTGATCACTGATGCT